CCCGCCACAAAAATTTAATGATTATGCTCCTGATGAAGCAAAGATACCTCTATAGTCAGAAACGCCAAAAGCGTATCTTTCTCTAGCTTTGTATCTTACGTTACCAGTGTCAAAGTCCCCTTCCATTGAAGTTGTCAATGGAGTTCTTGAGAACATTTTCATACCGTTTGGAACGTCTGTGATTAAGTAAAATGCATCAGGATCAGTTAAGAAATTGTTCACTCTATAACCTTGAGGAACCATTCCCATTGAATTGATTGCATTGATATCATTATCAGCAGTTTGAGTTCTACCTTGAGACTTCATAAGTCTTTCAGCATTGAACTGATTAGCTGATGGAATGATCATCTTAACCGCTTTAGCAGCTATTCTTAAACCTCTTTCATCAGTGAAAGCAGCTACGTCGATTAGCGCTTGCTCTAATGAAGTTTCGTTTAAGTCAGCTTGAGTAGCAAAAGTGTTAGCTACGTTCGTACCTGAGACTGTAGTATGCGCTGTATTAAATAGCGTAACTTGATCTCCAGATAAGAAAGTAGTAAAGCCATTATTTAATGTGGCTGCACCTTTAACTTCTTTAGCGTTTGACATAGATCTTGCTAATGCTTTTGTGTATCTAGAAGAAAGTCTGTCATAAAGGTTGTCCTCTATTGCTTCTTCTGTGATAGCGAAAGCTAGCGCGATCGTTTCCATTGTGTATCTAGCAGTGTAAGTCTCTTGTGCTTCATCGTAATTTACACCTTGACCTTCTGCTTTGACTTCTGCGTTTGCAAAACCACTTAACATTACTTCCTCTTCGAAAGCTCTGTCAGATGATTCTGTTGTATAAATCTCAGCATGCTGATTTTCATACCTTTTGTATTCCAAGCCAAATAGTGCATTTAGACCTGGCTCTAACTCTTTTACGAGTTGTGCTCTTGATATTGCCATGTTTTTATTCTCCTATTTGTTGATTAACTTGGTGTTACAAATTCACAAAGGTTTTGTACTACTACTACAGTTCCAAAAGGCACAAGAATGTCTTCATTCTCAGGGTCTTCTGCTTGTCTTAATAGTCTCCATTGTGATGCAGTTGCTGATGTATTACCAATGTCTAGTGTTTGTGATGATCTTCCAGTAACAGTATTACCTGCTACAGCAGAACTTTGATAAGTTTCCATAAACGCAGCTTGTGGTGTTGCGGCGTTTGCCGAAACAGCATAGTTTTGGAAAGGATTATCATTTACAAACGCATCTACATCAGTGTTATTATCAGTTGCAGTATTTGCTACATACATGTTACTAAACGTTGGCTTTTGTGTATTAGCCGCAGTAAAGAAACATCCGTTGAATACGCCAATAGTTTTACTATTAACGGCTCCAACTGTCATATATCCAGCTGCAGTTTGAACCTGTGTGCCAAGAAATATGTTAGTTGCATTGCCATTATCGATTTTATACTTTGACTGTCCAGACGTTGCAGGTGTATTACCTAACGTACTGACAGGTGTAAAACCCATTCCGGCTACATTTCTATTTGCCATGTTATTTTCTCCTTATGAACCTGCCTTCCGAAAAAGGCCTCCAGTTCGGTTAATGTAATTCGTTGGAGAAAGAAATATTATTTCTTGCTGCCACCGAAGCTTTTGCTAGAACGCTCGACACTCATCGGCATTCTTCTGTCTTGATCCCTAAGCAAGTCGTTGTTTACTGCTTCGTCTTGAGCATCTGTTTGTTTCGTTTGATACTTTAAACGTGACTGCGCGAGTTCTTCGGGTATCCTTGCCAAGACAAGGCCTCCCACTCCTATGACCCCAGCGAATTTGCCATCTTGTACAACAGGAAAGTCAGATTCTTCATACTCATCAGCTCTCACTAATTCGTATCCGGCTCTAAGTCTACCATGTAAATTTTTGGTATCTTGAAAGCCCATCGATTCGACTCTTATCCATCTGTGTACAAAGCCATCTGGCGCTGTAGGTGCATCAAGTGATGATGGTGGCTTATACTCTTTAGGTCGTTCAGTTTTCTCCCTAGTATTTGCCGCACGAGAAGTTTTATTTATTGTTTCTTTTGTCATATGCTTATGCTCCTTCCGTGAGTTTTAATTGTTTTGCATATTCTTCGAGTGGCACTCCTAATTTTTTAGCTATTGCTACCTGCGAAGAAGTGAGTCTCACAGTTTTGCGACCAGGTTTTGAGCTTCTGTTAGCCGAAGCTACCGACTGAACGGCCCTG